GCCATTAAACAGCCACGGATCAGGCTCGTCCTGGCAGGTATGCTGGCAGGCATGACACAAGTACAAATCGCCAACGAAGCGCATATCTCCCAGAGTCGCATATCCCGCATATATCAGGGACTTACGAGAAGCTGAACGCATAATTCATCCTATATATATAGTGTAAAAACGGATAGTACCTTGAGTGCGAAGCACTCGCCCGAAGGGGAGAGGGGAGAACATCCCAACGGTAAACGATTCAATGAAAAGCAAACCATGACCCCTGAACAGACTGCACTGATAGCATCAGAAAGCATCAAAGGGTCAACCACTAGGGAAATCGCTGCTATCATCGGCTGTAATCAATCATCCATCGTCCGCACTATCAATAAACCAGACATCCGCGCTAAAATCGAGCGCGAAGCTAACGAGATCATAAGCCGCGGCCTCCTACCGGCCCGAAGAACTTTGACCCGCCTAGCGGCCCTAGGTAGCGTTAAATGTCAAGATAAGGACATGCTCAAACTTTCGTTGGACGCCTCAAAGCATATCACCGCGATAGCTGGACTTTCCGGAAATTCTCAAAGCACTATCATCAATAACCTTATCCAAATCAATCAGGCGCCCGAAGCAGCAAAAGAGGTCGCTGGTCTTACGAGCTTCATAGAAGCACAATGGCAGCAGATAGAAGAGAAAAGCAACGAAGGGACATCTATCGCTACCCCGCACACTGAGGTAGCCGAGTCTGTTCACGCCGTGAACATACCAATGCCGGATCCGGTTGGACGCAAGGTCAGGACACCTAGCAAGGCAGTTAAGGGGGTATCTTTGGGGGTACGCAAGAGAAAGCGTGATAGTGAAACTGTATGATAACATACACTTGCAAGCTGTATGTGATGGAGCGTAGAGAAATCATATCAGAGTTTTCAGTGGCTCGTAGCTGCCTGACCCTACCCCTACCCACCGGCAGGGGAGCGGCGATGCGGTTCGGTGTAGCGATATCTGACATCGCCTAACACGGTTGGTAAAAATATTGACCTTTGGATATTCGGGGGACACGGGAGGGTGGAAATTATGAAGTATGGCTGGATGTGAAAGCGGTGTGGTGGCTGGATACATTCGGATGATAAGGTGAAGGTAGCGGAGAGCAAGAAGGCGCATCGGAAGGTGGGTTGTATGTTTATCAAGGGTAGTGACGGTATATTGAGGAGACCGTGATGCCGGTTAAGGTTCGGAAGGTAAAGGGCGGGTACAGGGTGAGTACGCCGAATGGTGTTCATGCGAAGAGGACTACGAGGAAGAAGGCAGAGTCGCAGAAGAGGTTGCTTAATGCCATTGACCACGGGTGGAAGCCATGGAGGGGCAAGTGATGGAGGATTCCAAGACTGCTCCTATTCAGCCGGTGAGGACGGGGTTTGGGGTGAGTTCATACAAGGAGTGGGAGGATTTGATGGTAGCGCAGGCGAAGTGCAAGGGGAAAGGTAAGGGGAAGGGTAAGGGGAAGGGTAAGTAGTGGCTGGACCTGACTACGCCAAATACGCGACGTTTGCCTTGTTTAACACGAGGGCGGCGCATGAGGCTGATCCGGAGCATGTGGGTCCGCCGAATGTGATTGCGCGGAAGTATGAGACTTCTGAGGCTCCGATAAGGGCGGTATTTAAGGGGAACCAAGGGGGTGGGACGGCGATTCACGCCCATGATGTTGTGCATCGGCTGTTGGGGATTCACCCTGTGAAGAAGAGGAATGTGTTGAACAAGCCTATCCGGATGGTGAGCAAGGTGGTTCCGGAGAGTGACGCGGATGAGCAGAACCAACAGTATGTGGAAATGAAGCGGTTTTTGAAGCCTATGGGGATTATCCGGAAGGATATCACGGCTAGAAGCAAGATGATGACGATTAAGAACCAATCTGGGGCGGGGAAGGACTTCCAGGTAGAGTTCATGGCGAGTACTCAGGAACTGGATGCGTTCATGTCGGTTCAGAGGAGTGCTTATTATCAGGACGAGGAAATAGACAGGATAAAGTTTGATGAGAGCATGATCCGGCTGCTGAGGGAGGGTGGGGATTGCTCTATTTCCGTCACCCCGGCGAAGGGTCTGGATTGGATGTACGACTCCATTTGGAGGAGGGCGAAGAAGATATACCGCTCCAAGTGGTTGAACGAGCATTACGGACTTCCGGAGGTTGAGGAGAGCAGCATTGATTCGGGGATAGAGTGCTTCTGCTGGGCAACGGATGATAATCCGGTGATGACTCAGGAGCATATCAAGCGGATCTTTGACGGGATAGATGACCCTGACGAGTTGGCGATGCGTAGGGGTGGGATATTCCGTCAGGTTTCGGGCAGGATTTACAAGGTGTTTGACGAGAAGATCCATGTCCAGCCTTACGACAAGGTGTTTGACCCTGCGCTGTTCAGGACGTTCTGGCATTACAGAATCATTGACTTTCACCCTCAGAAGCCGTGGTACATCACATTTTTGGCTGTTTCTCCGGAACAGGAGTGGTTTATCTGGAACGAGATGGTGGCGAAACACGATGTGATTACGACCTTTGACTTGCGGGAGAGGATAAAGTCTGAATCCCTGCTGGGCGAGGACGAGATGTTCAACCGTGCCACGCTGATTGACCCTTTGTCCACGGTGAAGCAGGGGAATACGGGCTACTCCACTTTTGATGACTTGGCGCAGGGTGAGGACGGGATACGGCGGTTGACCCCTGCCGATACGAAGAATATGGAAGGCGAGGAGATAATCAAAATCCGGCTGAAGAACTCGCTCATTTGCGGTGTGCCGGGGAACAACTTGAACCGGCAGAGTAATGCGGATTCCAAATACGGGGCTTATCTTCCTACTTTGTGGTTCTTGGACAACTGCAAGACCCATGTGGAGCATTTCAAGAGTTGGCGGTATGTCGATTACAAGATGGAACACGTTAAGGCAACGAGGGTTGTGAAGCGGAAGAGTGAGAAATTTTCGGATATGTGCAGAAATGTTGAGTTCTTGGCTTGCCTTAACCCAATATTTTACACTCCACGGCTAGAGACTTACGAGCCTTATTACCGTTTCCAAGGCAACAGGAGAGCGGCGTATGCCTAAAAGTATGCCTAAGAAGACGAAAGTTCCAAAATCAGATTGGGGTGTATCGGATTCGGTGCAGAAGGCACTTCTGGGCAAGGTATCGGAAGAGTTCAGCGTTGCGAAGAGAAACCATGACGATACCTGTGTTGACCTCGACAAGTATTACAATATGCTTCATGCCATTCGGGAAGCGAAGCCGAATGAGTGGGAGCCGGACATTTCGTTGCCTGAGTTCTCGGCACGAATACTTTCACAGATAGGCAATTTTTGCACACAGTACTTCAGTTCCGCAGACTATGTGGAGACATCGGGTGATTCGGATGACCCCAAGGACGTTGCGGAAGCGAAAGCGGCAAAGGCACTCCTCAATTCCATCCTCAACGACCCCGAAAACTACTACTTCCACAAGCTCGTAAGAACCATGATGTTTGCCTTTGTGCAGAGATACGGGATAATCAAGGGCGATTATCAGCAATCCATCGTTAAAGACCTGTCCCATTACGAAACCGTGTCGGATTATGAGATAGACCCTGTTACCGGACAGCCTATTGCCGAAGACGGGGCTTTGTATGTCGATCCCATAGCTCAGAAGCCAAGGTTCGTCCAGAAGCAGAACCCCGTTTTTGTGGACCGTGTGGAGAAGGACGGCCCCACATTCGATGTCTACCCCAATCAGAACGTCTATATGTCCCCCGAATACTGCTATTCGCTGAACGACAAGGAGTACATCTTCTTTGAGTCGGAAAAGACACTGGATCAGTTGAAGGCAGACAAGGAGCGGATGGGGTATTTCAACCTTGAGTATCTTGAACGACTAGAACCGCAGGGGCAACGTGGTCCCCAAACTTATAACAAGGATGGTAAGCTCACAGAGCAACCGAAACCACCTGTAAAAACATTCACAATCCGTGAAAGATGGGGCAAGTACCCTGCGGTTTTCAAAAATGGGAAATACTACCCCGGCATCGACGATCAGGGCAACTTTGAGGAAGGTGCGGAGAACATGGAGTGCATCATCCACTTTGCCCAAGGTCGGGAAGATGACGAACCGGAAGTCATCATAGGGTTCCGCAAGTCTCGGCACAGCAAAAGACCTATGGCGAGGTTCCTGTGCTACATCGACCTGTTCAACGACTGCGGCTTTGGCGATGGGGATTTGACCTACGAGCTTCAGAAGGCGATAGATGACAACTATAACCTGATGAACAAGCGCACCCAACTGGCTATTACCCCGTGGTTTAAGGGTAAGAGATTCAGTAATGTGCCTGAGATCATCAATGTCTCTCCTGAACACGTTACCATGCTGGAGAACTTGGATGATCTTCAGGAAGTCCCCATGCAGGACAATATTCAGGGTGGGATAGTCCATCAGCAGCTACTTTCGTCCAGAATGGATTACACGATGGCTACCTCCCCTCAGACGATGGGGATGAATCCTGAACGTGCGGAAACCGCAACAACGTCCTCCATCATCAACCAGAGGTCGAATATCCGCATGGGGATGAAGTCTCTTATCCTTGAGTTTGTCGGGTTTCAGGAATTTTATTCCATGCTGTTGAATCTGTGCAACGACTTCATGCTTCCCGAAACGCTTGAGAAGATAGTCGGCAAAGAGCTTGCGATGGCGTACAATCCGAAGCGGAAGGACAAGTTCAAGCCGGTATCGCAAGCACTATCAAGTGATGAGTCCAAAGGACAGAAGGTTAAGGC